ATTTCCATTGCCTCTTCACTGCGGGCAAGGTAAAGACCAACACCAAATGTCTGTGCGGCCTTCTTTACGGCATCGGAAATAGCGCCTTTAAACTCGTCGCCCAAATCAAGAATCGCACCCGACTTGGTGCGCTTGATTTTCTGTCCGCCGATTCCATCACGGGTAATCGTGCTGAATTCTGTAACGAAATACTCAATGCGAACATGCGCGACCACAAATTCAGGGTCATTGGGGTCACGGTGACAACTCTGAATGGTCATCGACCACTTGTCAACACCAAGTACCTTATTTAGGCGGTTGATGACTTCGCTGACAGGGATATAGGTCAGATTGACCCCACCCTTGTTGATTATCTTTTCCATCTCCTGCGGAAATGGTTCGGATAGACGATTGTATATGTCGCTCATTTGTTTTTGTCCCCCAATCGGACAATTATGTTTGTTTTGTGTTCGCCTTGTTCACAATATAGGTCAGGGTTGATGCCCAGTTCTCCCAACTTGCCAACGCGCCAATATGAAACGGCAGCGTAATCAAGCAGTTTTTCAACCATTTGTGTTGCCGTCATGGTGCGCTCGCCAGTATCCATGTCAACCGACATTTCATTCAGGCGTTCGGCTACTCGTGTTGCAAGTTTACCGTGGTCCCATTTCTTGCGGTCTGTTGCGCTCTTCTTTTCAACCGAGGCGCCAGACTGTGTTTCAACAAGGCCACGATTACCCATGAGCATGCCGACTTTGCCAGCAAACGAGTCATAGACAATTCCCATGTCACGTTTGACCATGTTCAATTGCACGAGCATTTCGCCCGCTTCGACAATGTCGGGTGTCGTGCGGATGTATTCATCCAGCAGGGCATCAATTTCCATGATGTCCTTGCGCCATTTTTCAAAGACAGAAATATCCAATGTCATCAGTATCTCCCAATAGTGTGTAACTAACTCACACTACGATACTGACTTTTCTCCTCTGTGGCAACCCCAAACCAGTTAAATAATTGAAGGCCCCCGTGGCCGAGTCAACCTGGTCATCGTGGGGGGCCGATTCGGGAAAAGCCGATAATTCATCCAGCCAGTCACCAAGCCAGACGCCCCTAACAGCCCTTACATTGCCGTTGGCAAGGGCGGCTGCAAATGGTCTGGCCCTGGTTATTTTGTCCCCAGAGGACCGAATTGCCCCAAAATCAAAGCCTGGAAGGACATATCTGGCAAATTGGTCGATAACAGCCTTACCCGACGACCCTGGTTCCTGTTCCATTCTTATGGGTACGGTTACGCCGTCCTCATGAGCGGTTTGGGCTACGAATTGCTCAACTTTGTCGGCTTTGACCCGCTTTTTCCTAACATCCAAGATGTGCGCAATCCCCTGGTCGAACATCATCAGGGTTCCAACCGTCCAGTCTGGGTCGGGCATGGATTGACTTGGTTCGGTTGCCGCCAAGTCCCAAAACCGAACGACCCGCGCTGACGATGTCGTTACGGGCAACTCGTCATTATCTACTATAACAACCAGGGTTCTATCAAACATGCTGCCGAGTGTCGTTGACCACCAGTCACCCTCTTCAAGGCGACGTCTTTCTACGGGGTCGAGCGCCGAAAGCGCCTGTCGGTATGAATCAACATCAATACCTGGGTTGTCGGTTAGTCGAGCGGGAACAAAAATTCTGCCCTTTTCCATTCCTTCAACAATAAATCTTTGTCTGACCCAGTTGGGTGCTGGATTGGATGCGCACCTCATACGTAAGGGAACAGACGCAAGTGGACCAGTTGCAGGACGACGCAATCGCGAAAACAAATACCGATAATCAGATTCCCTAATTTCTGTTACTTCGTCCATGCCAATGAACTGAAACTCTGAACCCTTGTATCGCAAGTAATCACCTGTGTTGTTTAGGTATCCAAACGTGACTCTGGCGCCAGACGGAAACGTAGCAATGAAACTGTTGTTATTCCAATGGATGTCGTCGTGCATGTCCGCCCATGTTCGAAACCTGTCCATTAACGCGCCAGGAAGAGACAGGTCCGCGAACGTTCTTCTAAAAAGAATGGCCGAGTACCCAGGTACGTCAACGTATTGAAGCGCAGCCATCAATAGTGCCGACGACTTGCCACCACCTGCGGCGCCGCCATAAAGTGCCTCAATTGAATACGTTCTTAAAAAAACCTTTTGATTTATTGACGGCTCCTCAGGGCAATACTGCGGCTTCTTGGGTTCAAGGTATTCAAGGATTTTGTTCCAGTCTTTAGCCACCATTCAATCGTAGACCACAAAATGCGCTAGTTTGGAGAACATGAACAAAGTGCGTGCATTTTTACAAAGAGTGGCGAATAGGACAACCTTCGCAAATATATTGATGGTGTCATTTATACTATTTACTGCAATAGGAGGCTTCCTTATAGCGCCCCCTATTGGTTTTATCGTCGCGGGAGTCACCTGTGGAGTTTTCGGATATCTATTGGGCGCTGAGTAGTTAAAAAATGGCTTGGAACTCATATAAGAACAAATCGCTAGGCAACGCTGCCGCCAAGGCGATTGGTGTTGGGGCACCAATAAGCCTTGACCCAGGCCGCGTGGGTAGGCCGTACCACGACATGTGGGATATTGAGCGGGCTTATCGCGAAGGGTTTCAAAAAATTACATGGGTTCAAAGGTGTATTGATGCAATTGCTGGCAATCAGGCAAGACTTCCCATAATTCTTCGCAAGGACAATTCCAGGGACGGTCAAGTTCTTACTGGAAGAAGAGCATTGCGCTCCCCACTCATCGAGATTTTTAATACAAAAGCAAATGAGGGCGAGAACGCGTTTATCTTTCGCTACAGACTGTCGTCTCAGTTACTTATGTCTTCACGTGGTGCGTTTATCGAAAAGATAAAAGGCAAAGATGGAAGACTTATTGGACTAAGCCTTTTGCCACCGCAACACACCGCACCGATTCCAGATTCAAAAAAATTTGTTGCTGGATATGAAATAAAAATGCCGACTGGGCAGACCGTGATTCTAAAACCAGACGATGTTCTTTGGATTCGTCGACCACATCCGCTTGACCCCTACCTATCACTAACACCAATGGAGTCTGCTGGAATTGCAATAGAGATTGAAAATCTAGCCAAGGTGTACAACCGCAACTACCTCATCAACGATGGTCGACCTGGTGGAATTCTTGTTGTCAAAGGCGAAATTGGCGACGACGACAAAGATGAATTACGCAATAGATTTAGGGGAAATATTGGCCGAGCAGGACATACAACAGTGATTTCGTCTGACGATGGTGTTGATTATGTGGATACTTCGGCCAGTCCGCGAGATGCTGCCTACGTCCAAATGCGACAAATTCAAAAAGAAGAAATCCTTGCCGCTTTTGGTGTTCCAGAGTCGGTGATTGGAAATGCCTCTGGCAGAACATTTAGCAACGCGGCAGAAGAACACCGTGTATTTTGGAATGAAACGATGCTTCCACATATTGATTTGTTGGCACGTGGCTTTGACGAACTTGACGAAGTCAATTATGTGGACTTTGATATTTCAAGCGTTCCAGTTCTTATTTTGTACAAACAGGAACGCTCTCGTTATTTTATGGAAGAAGTGCAAATGGGATTAATTAGCACAAACGAATATCGTGATGCAACAAGCCGCAAGAAGGTGGAGAGTGACCTTGCGGACTCCCTATTGATGAATCCAAACTTGACACCAATTGCGAATACGGAAAAGAAGATGGAGCAACAACCGCAAGGCGCAATGCCAGGAATGCCTGGTGTACCAGGTATGCCAGGTATGCCAGGTATGCCAGGAGACCCAAATGCACAACAAATCCCAGGAATGCCAGACGCTCAAGGCAATGTTGCAAGTCCGTTGGACCCAAATACCATGGCTGGCTCACTTGCACAGGAAGGGGTGCCCCCTGGTGGCCAAATGCCGCAGCAACTACCAATGCCAGCCGCCGACATGCCCATGGAGAATGCGGCGATTCAGCCAGGGCAACAGGCGTCGCTGCATAATTCTCAAATTGAAACAAAAGAGGACAGCGTTTCACTACAGAGATGGACCGCGATTCTCAATAGGGCATTCGAGAGAACCATTGAGCGTCAGCAGCGCGTGACTCTAGAAAAAATCAGGGGCAAAAATGCGGTAAAAGCCCTATCCGCTGGTCAATTAAACATTGACACGATTTTCAATACAGAAGTGTGGGATAGGCAATTTGATGAAGACATACGACCAGTGCTACAAACAATTATTCAAGACTCTGTTGAAATATCAGAAAAATCTTTAAATGGGTCAGATGTCGTAGCGCATCTCAATGCGCAAATCCAGAGATTCCAAGAAATTAATTTCGAGACATTCAACCTACTCAATTCCGCATACGTGTCTAGTCTTTCCTTTAAAGATGAAAACCATAGGGGAACCGCCTTTAGGTCTAGTTGTGTCGCCGTCTTTTCCAACATCTTGGCAAAAACGGTCAACGATGTTTCAATAACCGAGGCAAGACGAGCCTGGAATTTCGCAGTTTAGTTTCTGTATTTGTTGGGTGAATTGCAGAAATTGTTGCCACCCAAAGCCAAAAACTGGTTTATTATTACAGGGTACAAAAGGAATGTAGATGCAAGACATTCAATACAAGGCGAATAACGGCCAATTCAATATTGACGAGGCTCAGGGAATTGTCGAGTGTTTCGTTGCTGGTATTGGCAACAAGGACGCCGTGGGCGACATCGTATCCTCTGGCGCTTTCGCGAAAAGTCTTGTCCGTCGTAAGCCAAGAGTTGTTTGGGGCCACAACTGGAATGACCCAATCGGCAAAGTCCTTGAAATCTACGAAGTCCCCCCCAACGACCCACGGCTTCCGCAGAAGATGAAAATTGCTGGTATTGGTGGGCTGTATGCCAAAGTGCAATTTAATCTAAATTCAGAAAAGGGTCGAGAAGCCTTTACCAATGTCGCGTTTTTTGGAGAAGAGCAGGAGTGGTCGATTGGTTACAAAACGCTTGATGCCATCTATGACAACAGCAAACAGGCAAACGTCCTACGCGAAGTTGAACTGTATGAACTTAGTCCAGTTTTACATGGCGCAAATCAACTTACTGGAACAATCTCGGTAAAAACAGACGAAGAAAAAGCCCACATGATGCATATGGCGGGTGGACCAGCAGTTGCTGTTGCAGAAAGACCAGAGACGCCAGTTGACCCATTTGCGCAAGGTATTGCCCAGCCAGCAGGCAGCGACAGGACTGCGGCACTAGAGCAAGAACTTTCGTCAAGAACTGGTGGGCCAGTAAAAATCATGAAGGCCAACGAGAGTTCTGTTGTGTTTCTGAAGCCAGGCAAGGGGTTGTTCAGGCTTGGTTATCACTTCAACGGTGAACAATACATGTTCGGCAAGCCAGAAAAACTTGGTGCGACGATGATTGTTCAACCAGCAATGCCGAATCAAGGAATGCCATTCGCACAACCCAGGCCACAGCGAGTTCCAAATTTTCCGAATGTGCAGGGTAAGCCATCAGTTCAGCAACCAGTTATTCCCGTCAGATACGGCGATGGTGTGGCTAGTGGATTTTTTGACTCAAATGAGAAAGGTTCTGAAAAAGAAATTTCAGACTTGGCCAACATACTTGATGAAAAAACAAGCATAGTACAGGGTGGGGCGCTTGCATCAAGATTGGCCGAAATAGTCAACTCACTGCAGACCATAATTGGACAACACGAAGAAAAATCGGAATTACTTATCCCCTGCCCTGTCGAGCATATTTTTGAAACCAAAACTGCACTTGACCCAGTTTTCGATTATCACAGAATTGAAACGTACGTTACCGAAGACGGAATTGTTATTGCTTCTTCTATGTCTGCGGATGCATATGAGGCGGTGGAAACAGCAACCAAGGGCCTTATTGGAAGAATTGGAAGAATTGGCAGAGGCATTGGTGGTGGGGGAAAAGTTAGGCGCGGCAGGGCCGCGCTAGCCAGAATCGAAGGGGTTCTTGACCCAAGAACACGTCGCGACGTTGACCGTGACGGAATGATTTTTGACGGTACTTGGCGAGAGATGCCAGACCCAACGCGATTTGCCCAACAGGCACTTCGTGGTGCGCGGTCTGAATCGAATCCGCCGAATCGAAAACCCAAAAAGAGGATACCGCCAAAATCAACAACCGCCGCTGGAGCAAACATTAGGCGTGGAACCGCGTGGTATCAGGACTTACCACCCGAAAAGAAACCATTGCCAGTTCTTCTGACCGAAACAGAAAAGAAAAAAATTACGGGTGTGTTCGACACTTATTTTGCTGGACCTGGGAAAGATTTGCCAGAAGACCACATATTGCGCCGTGTTGCAAAAGAAATTTCCGCAGCCAAACAAGCAACTGTTGGAGAAATGGGGCGCGGTACACAAATAAAGAAATGGCTACCGAACATCAATAGGGGCGACCTTGAAGAATTGAGAGCCGTATGGCCAGACGTAAAAGGTGACTTTGAGGTTGCGGGAGCACCAGCCCAAAATAGGGGTGCTGGGGGTCAGCGCGGGCGGTCAGTCTTTGAGATATTGAACACGATTGTTGATAAGGGTGAATACGAACGCACGAACAAGGGGACTGGCGGTGGCGGTGGGGCAGCGGTTCGTGATAAAAACAGGGAGCGGGTAGCCAGGGGGTCCGCAGACTCCACCAGGCGCGCAGGAAAATTTCTCAAACATGGCGAACACCCACTTCTCGATATTGAGAGAGTGCAACGACGCGATACAGATGGCAAACCCATGTTTGATAAAGATGGCAAACCTGTAATGCGCGAAACGGGCGACATAAAAGCGCACCGTGCTGTTACGCGAAAAAACGGCAAACTTGTATTTGACCCCAACAGCAAATGGATTGAAAATGGGGTTTTGCCCTCAAACTGGATGACGATGGATGCAACGGAAAGAGTCGACTGGTGGTTTGACAATAGTGACAAGGTGAAAGAAGTTGCGGTTCCCAAAGAGGGGCAAGCAACCCAAAAACTAAGACGAGAAATGCTTGAGAATTATAAAACAGTTGAAGACCTAGTGATGGAAGACTATGACGCACTGAGGAGAAGTGACGATGACGAAGTGCTTGAAGGACCCTCAGAAGAAGAAAAGTTGCAGAGAACGCAGTTACGGGAGTTGTTGGACAGAATGGATGTCGCAGAAGAAGGGAATAGAAGAACAGTAAGGGTTGGACGAACCACAGAGAAACTCCCCGAACCAAAAGACACGCCCGAACAACCAGATAAAGACACGCCCAAACAACCAGAAAAGGGCAATCAGCCGAAATATGAGAAAGCGGCAGAGGCGGTTGCCAACATGGTCAAAAAAGAGACGCTGCGTGAGGGCCTTGTAAGCGATGTTGAGGAAATACTTGGCCGCATGGTTAATGCAATTTACGACGACGACGATAAAGAAACCAGGGAAAGCCTTCTTGAGGCGGCTGAAATTCTTGACCAAGAAACCATAAGTCTGATGGAAAATCACAGAAATCTCAATAAAGACGAATATAAAATCATAAATGCTTTACGCATGATTCGAGAAAGCCTCGAAGAAGACGCTAAAAAGATTAAACCATCAACAGCACCAAGGGGCAAGAGGCGTCAGGGCCGAGATACGGAAGGAGAACTTGAAATTGAATCTGATGCAGTACGCATTCTTGGCGGCAGGGGGCGTGTTGCCGAGCGTCAGGGTGCTCGCGCAGAAGGCGACGAAGACCAAGAGGGCGATGCGGTGGACAGGGGCTACGAGTCAGGCGTCGAAGGGTTTGACAGGACTGCGTTTGGTGAGGAAACACTGGACGGCGATGATGACGATAACAGGGGGGCAAGAAGTCAATCAGATAGAGCAATTCAAAGAGCGGTTACATTCCAGCGCGCTTATGCAAGGCGACAGGAATCAAGGGGTGCTAGGTCAACATCTGGAACCATAAAATCGCCACGAACCATGGTCACCGCAGAATCGACGTGGTGGAAGAAAATCGGTGATTCTCTTAGAACCGAAATAGACAAAGCGGAAACCCAGGAAATCAGAAAGGGTCTAAGTCTTTTGCGTGATTTGATTACCAAATATGAGGCTGGTGCTTTTAAGCCAAATTCCCGAAGGACAAACGTTGGGTCAATCAAAATTACGGCAAAAGAAGCGGATTTAATTTTGGATTCCGTAATGGCGGTTGTTGATAGGCAACAAACTGCTGGTCGCGGCAATGCCGTTGGTTCAAGAAGTGAAATTTTTGCAGAACTGCTTGAAAAAGTATCTCTTGCTGCGATGTCAACATTTATTGACAAAACATCCAAGCCGATTGACGAAGACGGCGATGTCTCCAAGAGGCGTCGGTAATCGTGGATTGTTCCCTCGGCAATAACGTTGTGAAGTATAATTTGTGAAAACGATTTAAGACATACATTGGCTAAATGCAGTACGTGCTACTGTCTTTTCCAGCGTAAATAAGGAGCCAGGACAATGGGTAGTTACGACAACAACGCAATGGTCAAACTCGATGCCGATGGCTCCGTTTTAAGGTGCGCCAAAGGCGCTGATGTTTCAGCCTGTGGATATACGCCAGGCGCCAAGGTATGTGCCAAGTGTGGCGCAATGCCCATGCAAATGAAGGCTGCGGACATGGATGAGGAATACGAAGAGGAAGAGGTCGAGGAGGAGGAAGAGACCGAAGAGGAGGAAGAGACCGAAGGGGAAAAGGGCTACGGCAAGAAAAAGCGCATGGCTGTCAAGGCCATGGACGTGGCCGAAGACGAAGACGAAGACGACGAAGACGACGACGACGACGACGACGAAGACATGGACGTGGCCGAAGACGACGACGACGAAGACATGGACGTGGCCGAAGACGAAGACGACGAAGACGACGAAGACGACGAACTTGAGCAAATGAAGTCTCGCCGTTTGAAGACGATGGGTTACAAGACGGCTGATGTTGGTGCTCGTGGATACATGTGCGCAATCGACCGCAAGGTATACCCAGGTGGTCAACCAGTGTGCGAAGACTGCCCTGGTGGTTGTATGGCAGAAAAGGGCATGCCAGGCCTTCTCCACGTTGAGGGATTAGCGGAAGATATGTTTGAGGGCCATGTGCTTGACTCTGGTTATTCTGCAGAGGCTGACATGTTTGTCGTCGATATCGAAGCAAAAGATGGAAGACCGATTGAAATCTTTATCGATGGAACAAGTGCCGAAGTTCTTGGATGGCACAAGTTGGACGGCGCCGCATTTGAACAGAAGTCACTTGTCGATGAGATGATGTTGATTGATTTCAATGACGCTGCAGAAATTGCAACTAAGTCGATTCAAGGCAGTGTCGTTGCAGTAGAACCAGACGTGTTCGAGGGCTACGATGCATACGCTGTTGAAATTGATGGGGTTGACGGAAAGTCTTATGATGTTTTCGTCTCTCTTGATGGTGAGGTTCTTGGTTACGACAAGTACGAAGAAGAGGACGCGCAGGCAATTGAGGCAGAGGCTGCAGAGATTGCACTGAAGCGTGCTTTCAGCGACGAACAGCGCGACAGCATGGCCAAAGAGGGCACAGCCCTTCCAGATGGCTCGTATCCAATCAGCAACAAAGACGACTTGTCTAACGCAATCCAGGCTTTTGGTCGCGCAAAAGACAAGTCGGCAGCAAAGCGTCACATCATGAAGCGCGCCAGAGCGCTTGGCGCGGAGTCGATGATTCCAGCAAATTGGGTTGCGGGTAATAAGTCAGCAGACGGTAGCCCAACCGAATCGGGTCAAACCATCGACGACGACTTCATGTCATCACTTCTGGAATTTGAATTGCTTGCTTCCGAAGAGAACAATCAACAAAATCCAGAGTTGTAAACCAACTCAAGAAAAAGGCGCCTGCCGTGCAGGAACGTAAAGTCGTAGTTTCTCGCTTTCTTACGGCCAAAATATTTACTCCTGCCGAAAAGAAATCGCCCACCGAGCGGGTATCTCAGTTTGTCGACAGTCGCAAACAGATTGCCCTGTATCCGTTCTCTCCTGATTTTTCGGTAAAGGAATTACTTGGTGGTGGCAAGACAATAGGCGGGGACAAAAACAAGGACCCCTCCGCAGACAATAAGGAAAAAGAAAAAAAGAAACTCAAATTTCAACGAGTGGGATTGAGTTGCTTTGACCCGAAGGCAAAGAAGCAAGAGGGACAGGAAATTATTCTTCACCCCAGAAGAAATCGTGATGGGCAACAGGGCGATGTTGCCAACGTCGGGTGGATGGATGAACGCCCAACAATGAATCCAAAAGAATATAAAGAGCAAGTTGATTACATGATGGCTGTTACTGGGCAAGGCCCACAAATAGTCGAGGCTCCAGTACAACGAAACAAAAGAACTGGAGAAATCAAGCAAAAGTCTTTGGGTAGAAACATCGGCCAGATTACTGGCACCGTTGGGCGAGCCGCCATAAGGGCCTTGGGAATAGTTGTTGATGCTGACGGAAGAATGAGATGCCCCCCTGGTGTTCCAGCGGCAAATCAATTCACGGACGAAATCGGTAGCAACTGTTTTGACTTTACACCGTCGATTGCCCACACGCTTCTTGCCATTGCACAACGAATTGGTTTGGACAATCTCACAAAACTCGCAACGCTTAATGAAGCGGTGCCAATAGCAAAAAATGAAGATGGACAAGTAGTCGCACTTCCGCGCGAAACCTATGCGGCAGCAAGACGTGGTGCAAGGAGCACGTCAACCCTGCCCTATCGGCTGTTTCCGCCTGCTGGTCCCACACCCCCCGCACCCGCTGGGCCTGACGGGTCTGAAGGTTTGAGAGCAACGGCAGTTCCAATAGACAGGGCCGACTATGAAAAAGAATTTAGAAGATTACTTCGTCAGGCTTATCCAGATAAGTCAGATGCAGAAATCGACGAACTAACCGCATTTCAGGTTGAACGCGTCAGGATACAAGATGCAATTGACGACGAAAAACGTGCTGCACTTACTGCCGTTGAAAGCAAGTTGGGTTTAAAGGAAGGTTCACTATCCAAAGCCAGCCCAGATGAGGTGCGGGCGGCACTTTTTGAGTATGCCAAAGACCACGCAAAGGTGGACTTGACGGAGTATTTTGACGACTTGGGCGACCCCACAATGACCATGAATGCCCACAATGCAAAGATTCATTATGGCGCTGTTTTTCTTGCTTTGGACAAGATGTCAAAAAACCATAGAAAAGAATATTTGGACTTGGTGGATTCTGTTGGTGGCGAAAGAGCACTTGAGCGCCTTCTGTTGGCAAGCGCAGATTTCGATGCTGCAACAATTCTCGCCAAAGCAGATGCAGACCTCAACGATGACGAAAGAGCATTCAAAAAGTTGCTGGACAAACCAGATGGTGTGCGTCTTTTGGAGATGGTGCGTCGCAATAATCTGAGAGTCAAAGAATATGAGGCTGGTTACTTCATTGGAATAGTAAATCAATTTGAAAACAATCCCAAAGTGGCTGAACAATCAATAAGATTCGTCAGGATGGTTGACTGGCGAGCAGAGCACAAAAACGGCAGCACTGATTATGGTTACGATGCGATGTTCGTAGTCTCGGATAGAGGGACGCCCTCTATTGAGGACTTTCAGCAGGGCATCATCTTAAATCCAATTGCTCTTTTAGCACAAATGAGAGATGAACCAGAATTTCCAGATGAATTTACGTTGTTTCAAGCACAAGGCGCTGGGACCGAAGTTGCAAAGTTGCAGAAAATAGCGAGCGCCGTCGATAGGGCCTCTGTTGAGCGCGAAGCAAGAGAGGTTCTTGCTGGAATTAATGATTTTAAAAGAGTCAAACAACAAATGGACGTTGGTGAAAATAATCCACAGTTTGTGATGGAAAAGGCCGCGGGTACAACGGCAAGGGCTCAACTCATTTTTCATCACGAAATGATTCATGGTCGACAAGTTACTGCTGTGTATAACTATCTAGAGAAATTGAGAAAATCACCCGCTGGCAAAAACCTCAAAGATATGGACAATTCACAACTGTTGGATTTGGCTGCTGACTTGGTTATACCTAGGACCAGCAGTCCAATGGGTGGCCTAATGATGGACGGACAAATAGTCAATTACGCCGACATGCTTTCCGACCCAAAATTCCTTGGCGGGATGATTGATGATTTGCCAAAAATAATAAACGATTTGTTTTCTCGTGGCACTGGTGGGGCGTATTCACAAACAAATATGTGGCAGGCCGTTGCGTTGAGACACGTGCTTGACGGAGCAACAGAAAAAGAAAGACTCACTCGATATAACGCTTTGCGTGGGAGAATTGACGCTTTAATAATGGAAGGAAAGGAAAACTCCCCAGAATATGGAGGGACGCTAGTAGCGCTGAGAATTATTGAAGCAGCGTATGGAAGTGTTGGACACTCAATGCGTGGTGAGGCGTGGGAGAAGGTCGCCCAGGAGTTACGAAAAACGACCGCAATAGCCTTGATGGAGTTGCAGGCAGAGATTGGCGCGGGTGTCGCAACAGGGATAATTAAAAGAACTCCAGAAATAGATATGCTACTTTCCCCAATCGGTTTGGGTTACGAAGACATGCCGTCACCTGAGTTTTATATACCAGACCTCAATACGCAGGAAGTTAACGTGCCAGGATTGGGTTCTGTTGAAGTACAAACAAGAGAAGGCGTAGAGCGCCAAATAGACTTTCTCAAAGACGAAGCACGTAAATTTTTTGGACGAAGAAAACGTCAAGCAAGTCAAGTTGTCAGCGATGCTCGACGCCCATTCGATGGTCTTCGCTCGGAATCGCGTGATGCCGCATTGATGTCGGATGCACTTGTGGAAACAGTTGCATTGAGAACCAGGGCGGAAGTTTCTAGGTGGGGTAGGTCAATTGCTGAGCGCGTAATCGATGCAGCAACCACAAGACAAAAGCAAGTGCTTAGCGGAAAATGGCAAAGCGCAAGATGGAACTCCGCCGACTCAGGGGATTGGCGAAACATGCTGGTGTTGACGCCAGACCAACTGATTGATGCTGTCGAAAGTCAATTCATTCCGTTCACCGAATTGATTGATTCTTCTGTTTTGCCAGAAGGTGTTGCTGCTGAAATTTTATTGCCGAATGAAATATTTGACGACGATATGGGCGATATTTCTGGGACGCGATTTGCAATCGATAATCATTTTGTTGGCGTTGTAAAAAGTGATACAGACCTTGGCGTTGCCGATGGTGCTGCTTCAACCACAACCAGAAGAATGATTATTACCGTGCCTGAAGGATTCAAGGGTTTGCCAGATAAAACCCCTGGCACAGAGGGCGGAGAATTCGGTGGCCTGATTCTCCCGCCAGGCGAAATAGAAATAATTGGGACCAGAAGTGACGGAACCCTGATTGCACGGGTTGTCTCACAAAGGTCAGCAGAACAACATCTGAATGACGTTCGTCAAAAGTTGCATTCACTGGAAACCCAGCAATATCGGCCATTGCGCGAAAGAATTGCAGCACGCAGAGCGGTGCACAAAATTGACCAGGGGCAGCGAAGTAGACCAGCCGCCCGTGCTGCCGCCGCCGTGGCGATGGAAATGGACCCCAAAAATTCGAAACTGGCGAGCAAGATTGAGTACGACCCGCAAGATAGACGACTTACCGTCACTTTCAGGGATGGAAAAAAAGTAGATTTCGATGACGTTGGCTATGGCAAAGTCAGGGACGCTGGCGCCAAAGACGACCCAGACGGCTTAATTGAAGAACTTCGTTCACGCGGAACAATGGCAGAGCGAGGCGCGCGCTCCTCATCCAACGTGGCCGATTCTGTAATTTCTGCTGGCGAAGACGAAGACATGGGTCGTGCGTGGCGCGAAGCACTGGGTATCCCATTTCAGCCACCACCACCAACAATGAGACCAAAGACCATTCAGGAGGCAGTCAAGTATGCCCTTCAGGGTTATGCAGTTGATATGCCGAACATTGAGGGCGCACATATTTTGCTAGACGAGTTTGCTGGAATAGTTTCCACAGTTGAGCAGTTGTATAAAGATGGCGAAATCACAAAAGAAGAATTAAAGAACTTTGTCTTTGACTTATGCAATATACATGTTGCCAATACGAGCGTGTTCTGTGATGACAATCAAGGAATTCCTAGGTATATGATGCCTCAAGCAGTAGGCGAAGTCGAAGTTCCAGAAAGTGGAGAAGAAGGAAAACTGGCGTATAGGTTGCTTCAGGAAAAGAAGAACAAAAAAGCCACAAAAATGCGCGAACTTGGTTTTTCGGAAGAGGAAATTGCCGAAGCGGTTGAAAAAATAACCGAAGTAGACCTGACTGACCAATTTAGGGAATGGCTCAAAGGGCAAGGATACACCATTGGTGAGCCCGAATTGGCCGATTCAAGCAAACTTAAAGCATCGCAGCGCGATATGCAGGGACAAAAAATCGTCGGGATGTTTAATGCCGAAGACCTTGATGGCGAAGAATTGGAACAAGTCAAGAAGCAGTTGGGTGAAGCAAAGGAAAAGGTTGCAAAACTAGAAGACAAAATAAGAGATTTGGTTAGAAAGGGTGACCTTGATGGGGCCAAGGCGCTGCGACAAGAATTGAAGGCAGCAGAAGATGTTGCAGACAAGATTGGGCGTAGATTGTGGAAGCCAAACAAGGACGCAATTTTTGTATCAAGGGATGGTTACGTAATTGACGGACATCATCGCTGGGCCGCGACACTTGGCAAAGAGTTTCGCGGTGGCAGTCAAGGGACTCATCAGATGCCCGTTGAAAGAGTTGACCTTCCAATTTTGAGAATTCTCCAGTTGGCAAATCAGTTTACCGAAGAGGTGGGCATTAAGAAAAAAACTGTTGCAACGAATGACCCAGAAAAAGCAAAGGCGTACGGCGAAAAAATCATGGGGCTTGTTGCATCGAGAAGAGCAGATAGGGACCTGGTTGAGGCTGGGAAAAAAGCCGCTGAAGCGAGATTCAACGCCTTTATGGAAAAGCGAATCAAAGACGTTGAGGCAACACCGATTGGCCAAAGACCCGTACGTCCCAAAAAGGTTGTAAATACAGTCGAAGAGGGTGTCGAGGCACTATTGAACGGCTACGACGTAGACATGCCAAGCGTGGAGGGGTCGGCAATGTTCATGCAGGAGATTGGCGAAATGGTTGCATCACTAAGGGAAATGAATGACGCCGCTGCGGCAATGCGCAAGAAATTGAAGGACGAGGGCAAAACAGATGCAGAAATTGAAAAAATACTTGAAGTAACGGATGGTGTAGTAAGCAAAGCGCAATTCAAACGTTTTGTGTTTGACTTATGTCAAGTTACCCAAATTGGCGCAAGTGCGTTTTGCCTTGGCAACAAGGGCATCCCCAGGAATGCGATGCCGCAAACATCAGGAAGGCCAGTTCCAGGCTCACAGGCCCAAAAGAAGTTTGATGCGCAGGTTGCTGAACTTGAGAGCAAGGTACAACAACTAAAGGAGGCTGGCGCCCCACGGTCAGAAATAGAAAAAGCAGAAAAAAAACTTGCGAAGTTTCTAAATGACCAAGAAGTCGATGTTTCTGACGAATTTGTTGAATATCTAAGACGACGGGGTTACAAGTTAAAGACCACAGCCGATGGGAAGACGGTACAAAAAGTTCCCACAAGCACACTTAAGTCTACTCAGGGCGAGATGAAGGGTGAGCAAGTTGCTGGAATGTTTGATAGTTACAAAAAGGGCTTAGACAAAGTAGAGGAATTGACAAGACAGGGCGCCTCGCAGGAAGCAATTGATGAAGCGCGAGACAAAATGTTCGACCCATCCAAAAAACCAATTTTTGTAACCAGCGACGGTTACGTAATCGATGGACATCATCGATTCGGAGCGGTGGCAGCAGCAGATGGGCTTGATGGTGTACTTGACAACAACCATCATATGAGTGCGACAGTGATAGATGGAAACATTTCAGAAATTCTTCCGTTGGCAATTATTTTTGCGAAAGAATTCGGCATAGCAGACAAAGGGGTTGATGCGATGCAAGAGATTGATGAAGCAAAAACAAAAGAGTACATGAGGACGATTACTGAAAAAATAAATCGGCACAACAATGTCGTTCGTGGTCATGATGCCGTAAGCATGCAGCAGGAGTTGAGGGATGACGGCCCTAAGCCAATTTTGCAGCGCACTGCACTAAACAGAAAATTGCCGCCCTACGCGATGAGTAGGACAATCCCTCAAAAAGAAACTGTCATTTCGGATATTAAAACTCCGAGAAATAAACAAAACATAGAACAACGCGAAGTAAGGCTGTCTTTCAATGATTCAAAAGGAAGAAAAGTCACTGCAAGAGTGGTTTCCACTATTGATTACACGAACCCTGATGTTCCGCCTAAAAAGGATGTCAGTATTTGGATTGCGGACGAAAGTGGTAAGAATATTGGCGCTTTGTTCGCCAAGAAGGGGTATGCAGACCCCGCTGGTTTAAACGACCCGAATGATATGACCATTTCGGATGTAACCGTAGATGAAGATAGACAGCGTTCTGGTTTGGCTACAGAGATGATGGAATTGGCATCTAAATATAATGTTGACGGCGAAGAGGTGAAGCATTCTCGCCATTTGTCACCTCTAGGGAAATTGTTTGCTGAAGGCGTTGAACGCAAACGAAATAAAAATAAGAAAAAAAATGAAAGAGGAGCACGGTCCATGAGTAGCAGCCGCGGGGAATATCCAGACGATACAACATTTAAAATTACCGACATGCCTCCAGACGTAAAAGAATTTTTACGCGAAAGAAGAGAGCGTGCCAAGCGACTAAGTGACAGCATGAATATGGACAAGCCATCTACGCGGGTTGCGATGCTGGAACGTCTTGAAAATGGTTATCAAATCAGCGCATATGAGCGTGATTTGCTCATTGATGAAATGACACGAATAGAAGAAAATTGGATTCGGGCTGGCGGAATCGATATGCCAAGAAATCAGACAGTTTCTGCTCAAGAAAGGGCATCAGCGGCAAGACTAAATGCCATGCTGAATAGGGGAAATCCAAATTTCCGACCAGCAAAAGGTATTGACCTTAGAGATATTGATGTTGACCATGACAGCGAATTTGGTCCAAACGCCTTCTGGCTACCGAACGTTGATGGCCACGCCAAGAATGGAAGGTTGTATAGTGCCGACGGCAGTGTTGTCGGTAAATACAATGTGCCGCGTGGGAAAGAAGGCTTAATCGAAGCCGCTCAGGGTGGTTATTATTTTGACATACGGGGAAATATTGTTGGAACATATGAATATTTTGATTCCCCAATATCCGTAGCGTCGTATGGAAATGTGGTCAGGCAAGCAATCGAAGACGAATCTGTTACAATTGGTCGAAGACTCGCTCGTCGACTGCTTAAACGGCGAAAGCCAAAAACGTTCCGTCCCCCAAAGCGTGTAAGCGACCTCTACAGATAAAGGCATTCATGAAATCAATACTTGTAGGAAAAAACCAAAACAGCAAAGTCTATTTTGTTGCTGATGCATGGGAACAAAAAAACGACTGCGTGATTGTAAATGCCATTGGTCATGGCACTGTAACTAATTTCTGGGAATTTGTTGACGCCAACCCAAGAATGACGAAAATTCTAAATACGGAATTTCACAAATACCTATGGCAAGGGCATCAGTCAACAACCCCAATTCACTGGTATTCTATGTTTGTAGACAAAGCGATACCAGTTGCACAAGGTCTGTTGTCTAACGTCATTATCAATGACGACGTATTGAAGAGAAAACAAAAAATGCTTGTCTTTCACAATCGAGCAACAGACTTCAAACTTGCGAGAAATACACAAGTTATGTCACCGCAAATGACGGATTCATGGGCAACAGGGCCGACCCGAAAGATAAAGCGAATTCAACGAGATTTAAGAGCAGAAAATGCAAGATAACGAAGAGTTCTATTACATCAAGGCGCCACAGGATGTCATATTTGACCTTCCGCAAGAACGAATTACTGGCGACATTCTTCGCGGCTATGGCCCAAGAAGAGGAAATTTGGAAAGGCTTTTACGATATTGGCGGCCAATAATGCGTAAGCCTGGTGGGTTTACGCGCTGCAGAATAATTCTTGCAGACCATCCAGAACTGTATCCGTTGAATAACATCTGCGCCTGGCTGCACCACGAAACGACAGGACTCTGGCCCAACGAGGGTTGTCACCATCCTGGGATGAAAAACTGCAGGGGGAAACTCAAAAAAAGAAATTGGACCAACACGCAGTTTTTAAGGCATTTGCGCGGCGCAATCCGTGCCCCCCAAAAATTGTCCAAAAACGTTGGCAAGACACGAGCACTGGGCAAAAGTGAAGACTTTACCGAAACCCAAGATGATTTTTATTCAAATGATATTTGGCGTCAGAAAACAGACGAACTCAACGTTGTGACAGCCAGCGACGTTGCCCATGCATCAAAAGTACTAAGCGATTTTCTTGTTATGGAACCTGAGTTCGTAAAATACCTTAGAGATGATGAGAATTGGGAAATCGAAGGTGAAGATGCCAACGGACTTCCCATGACGGCGCCGTACGACGGCATAAAGTGTTGTGGATAGACATGGCCAATAAAAATATGATTTCGGAAATCAAAAAAATCAGGCAGAAAAGTTTGTGCTGCCCTGATGTTGAAATTGTAAAAACTAGGGTTGTATTTCGTAATTTTGACACAGCCCCCAATATGGTGTTCAAAAACTATTCGGCATCCCGTCACGAACTCATATCGTTCAAAGCATTGGTCAAGCGAAGCGGCAGGGGCAGAGATATTGAATTTAAGAGAATCGGTGCCGTTGCTTCAAACAATCCGATTCTTCAGGGCATTCAAGCCGTTGGCTCCGCGCTCACCCCTGGAAACCTGAGCGTGATTAGGAGTCCAATTAGGTCATCATTAACAAGAACGCTGACGCCAGGATTGCCAGGTCTGCCAGGTATGCGTAGGGGTGGTGACGGGTATTCAAGATGCCCTGAGGGCTTTCAATACGGCGGAAGATTTACGGACAACAGATTTTCTACGTGCGGTCAAAAATTGTTTGCAATTCCTGGACCACTTGGTGCTGCAATCTCTTTGCTTGCTAGAACAATCAGACAAGAATCTCCAAATGTAAACACCACGGCGACACCACTTGGTGCTGGACAGATGCCAGGAGAACAAGGCGTATCACGCCAGCCACAGATTCCAAAGGTAACTGTTTCCAATCCGCAAAAAGCATTGGCCGAAGTCAAGAAACTCGTGAAACCATTGGGTTCTGTCGATACCCCTACGACCAGAATGGTCCGTAGGGATGGTTTTGTTCTGGAACCAGTTGTTCCACCGTCCGTTCTGCGAACTATTCCAGACAATAGAGACATGGAAAATGCCACATACATGATGAGCGTTTCCAGTCCAGACCAGATAGGGCAGGATGAATTGGGTCTTTTGTCGAACACGGGAGTACAAAGTCTTAAGTACGTCCTTCCAGGGGGCTCTGTTCTCACGCTAGAAAAGCGGCGACAATTGAGTATCGGGGAAAGACGAAAATTGGGTAGAACCGTAAATACGGCGATTCAATCAAGTAATTCAAGTGACCCGTCGTCAAGATTGAAAATGGTTGCGCAGGAAACAGGGGAGGGAATGTCTTACTCGGAGTCGTTCTCTGGTATTAGCAATCCAAACGCAATTGGGAAAAACGGGAAACAGCGATGGACCGAAATGGCGTTCCGTAAGCGCGCCAAGAGGGGTGATAGTCAGGTCACGGAGACTGAAGAAGCAGCGCCGACACCACGCGAACAACAGGTTGCACAATCTCTTGGCGGCATGATAACGACCGTTGCTGCCGCAACTGCCCACATTAACCGTGGCGGCCCACTTTCCAAGATTTCCCCAGACATATTGCAGCAATCACTAAATAAAATGTCGCAAATCAAGAGAGATTCAATAGGCAAAAATCGCCTAATGTTGACCATGCCAAACGGCGACAAGTACATTGAACAATCGCCTTCGGCAAAGTTTGAGGCACTGGCGCAACGCTACGCTTCCGAAGTTCAACAGCACCTTGGCGTTGAGGCGCCCAACATTGCGTTTGTTGGACTTGGCGACAATCGAAGGTACGTGATTGAAGATTCAGAAACTGCGGTCAAAGGCGGTAAAACCGATGCGGATGCGTCGTTTTCCTCTGCTCCGTTTACGGAAGTTGCAAGACTAATGATTTCCGACATCTTGACAGATACCAGAAACAGAAATCCTGGGTCCGTAGATATTGTTACGTTGGGTGGAAAAAAGAAGATTGTCCCACTGCAGAATCAAGGCGCTGGATTAACCGATTTGTCAAAGATATCCATAGCAGAAAGAACCAGACTCTCTCTGGGACGATTGCTCAAAAAAGAAGAAAACTCGCTGTACCTGAAGCACTATCAAGAACTAAAAGAGCAACAGAAGGCCCAGCATTTGAAATTTATTGCTACACTTATTGTTCGCGCAAGAGCGTTCAACTTTGGCGACTTTAAGTCAAGGCTTTACGGAGATGGAAAACTCTCTGCTGGAGAAAAAATTCACTTGAACATTATCCAGGCCCTGTACGAACAGAGGCTTGAAGCGTTAACCAGAGAAGCAGAACAACTATCACAACTAATGTCTGGCCCAACATGAGACAGTACGCAATCCTAAAAAACGTTGTTCGTGGGGTCAACTTTGGTGTTGTGGTGAAGTCAACTGGCTCTGTCAAGTACTACGGATGGTCAGATAAGGGCATCGAGTGGGCGCAGTGGGCCAACGCAAACGGTGCATCTCTTGACCAACTTCCCATGGGTGTTTCTGTTGGTGAATTTTCTGGTATGTCAGACGAGGTAATGAAGAGCATTATTCTCAGTTCAGCAGATGCTGCCCTGGCTGGTCAGGCAACAATAAACACCAAGACCTTGTCGTTTGCGATTGAGTCTCAAGCCATTCCCAATGTTTCCAAATATCCGTCGTTGGTTGATAAGCCATTGCCAATCGAGCCTCGCGCAAAAAATGTGGCGGTGAAGTTTAAGGTTGGGAACTTTAAACAATCCGTCATTCAAGGAGAGATTGCATTTAAGGTCAGAACGCATCAACTGGCGTTTAATAATGAAACGAATTCATTCAACGCAAAACCAAATAGAGCATCACGGCATGCTGCTCGACACGTTATTCAAGCCAATATGTCCGCTGGGGCAGAAAGAAAATTTGGTCAAAGAATAAATCACAGCATTAATAAGCAGATTATTCAAAACTCTGGCGGTTTGGTGATTAAGCGTGACATCGTTGGACAATCAACCAAAGAAATTGTGGATGTTTTTACGAAGAGTCGCCTTGGGTATGCAATTGGTAGGTCCCTGGGGGCTGCTGGCAGAGCGCTCACGCCAAACCGTGGTAGAAGCCGAGCGCGCGGCCTTGCTCAACGATTCATATCGGGAGACATGGACCCAAGAACACGTCGCGACATAGACAACGACGGAATGATTTTTGATGGAACGTGGCGCGAAATGCCAGACCCAACGCGATTTACTGATGGGGCAAGGTCAACTGCAAGACGAGGCGCGCGTTCAATGGCGGCCTCCGTTCCACCATATGACGGAACAGATGACGGTAGCGGTCCAAGACTAAAACGCAAGAGACTCGGATTGATTGATACGAGGGGTTCGAAATTGGCCTCTCGAATTACGTACGACCTCGACAACGGAGATATGGTCGTTTACTACAGAGATGGCCGTGTTGGAGAGTTTGCTGGTGTTCCGTATGAAACAGCACGTCGCGCAAGTGTTGACGGAACAGCCGACAGAATGATTAGGCAACTGGAAAAAGCCAGTGACCGAAAGCCAGGTGGCGGAGGAGAACGGAACGCGCGGTCGGAAATCGGGAACCCGAAAGGGCGTCGTTCATCATCGTATAGCGACATTATCAATGAGATAAGCGCCAGTCTTGAGCCAAATGAAAACCCAGAACTAGAAAAAGGTCTCCAAAAGGCAAAAAGAGGCATCGGGCTGACACCAGCGGAAAACAAACTGGTGATGTCGAAACTCAACGAAGAAAAAAATAAGCGCAAATACGCCAATGACAGTCGCATTGATGACTTGATTGATGAATTAAAGTCATGGGAAAGCATCGGAAAAGAGAAAGACCGTGATAGGGGCGCTCCTTCAAGTAGTGGCGACAGAGAAAGGCGCGGTTCAAGCAGAACTTGGAATTTGCAAGACAGCGTTCGCAAATCGAAAACGCCAATGGACAAGCGCGAGTCTGGCCCCCTGAGAAAACAGAAGGGAACAAGAGGCGAAGAAAGACGTAGACTCACAAGGGGAACTGAGGGTCGGTCTGCCGCTTCCAGGTCTCGCGACCCCCTTGATTCAAGAATTTCACGTGCACCAATGATTCGTTTGCGCGAAGGAAAGATAAGGAAACCAAGGGGTACCAGGGGCGAAGAGCGTTCGCGTTTGAGGAGAGCAGATAGAAGTGCCGCCTCCCGCTCGCAACTTCCTGACGGATTTGACAAGTTGGACTTTGCTGCGTCCGTTGATGACTTTGCACGGATGGCGCAAGGCGACGATTTTGACGGTGCATTGCTGCGCGCTCAGCGAATGGACGGTGTTGACGCAGACCAACCAAACGAGACCAGTCAACTCGCGGCTGGTGTTATTTCCACATTGTCGGCAATGGACTTCAACGAAAATCAAACTGTTCCCGAGCAAAGAAAGATGATAAAAGAGGCAATCGCAAAAACCATTGAGCGCATGGGGCTGCGAATGAGTGTGGAACAAACAAAGCCTTTCGAAAATTATTTGGCGGCAATAAACGGTGGTCTTGATGCAGACGCCGCTTCTGCGCTAAGAGCACTAGAAAGTGGAGGTGCCCCTGGGGTTAGCGCCAGCGTTTACGCACATAGGGCAAATGTCCTCGAAGCAATGGCGGCATATGCTTTCAAGAAAATTGACCTTGACAATCCAGAAAGCATAAAACAATACAAGGCATCCAGGGGATTCAAGGCAAAGTATGGCCCAGCACTTGATGCGACAATAAATCGCTACTTGTATTCCGACCTTGGTCGCTCGCAATTGATGGGTGAGCCTATTACGGACAGTGAAGCCGCACGAGAATTAAACGGTGCAAAACAAAAACTCCTCGCCGCTGGCCCCTTTAATGGAGATGGCGCAGATTTAAGTCTCAATGAACTGTTGTACATGAGTTCAGCAATAAAAGATTTGCTGGATGACTCTGGAGAAAACTCTTCCCTAAAGAAGACAATGGATGAACTGTTTGACATAATCCAGAGGGTGTCGGACCCGCGTAATCGGGAGATGGGGCGAAGACGCCGTGCCGCACCAGGCAAACCCGATACTGAGCAGGCAGACCCCTTGGACAGGGGCGCACGGTCAAGGGGCCCACTCTCGGACAAAGAAATGCAGAAGGCAGCCACCGACAAGGCTAACGACCTCCTTGGTCAACTTGAAGGATGGGACAACCCAGATTGGGAATATGATGACGGTGTTGATGATGTTGCCCGAAGGTGGGCGGCACAAAATGTCGATGAGCCGTGGCTGTATGCAATGGTCAGGGATATGCAAGAGGATTTTGCCCTGCAAGATGGAACGGAAGCCGACAACAAAGCAAATTTCCTTAAGGGCGTACTGAATGCCCTAGATAGAGAAGAAGACAGAAGAAACGAACAAGACTTCGTCCCCGAAAAAATTGACATGACGGATATGACGCCAGAAGAAAGAGAAGCAAATCGCCCAAGCAATGTTTCCGAAGCAGAATACCGTCGTCTTACACAACGCGAGATTGCCAGACGAGAAAGAATTGAAAATGAAAGAGGCGCACAATCACGGTCTCGCTACAGGGAACCAGAAGATATTGAGCCAACTGAACCTCCGCCATTCAAGCCGCGGCCTGGTGGTTCCGTAGACGAGTCGCGACGCCGCAGCGAAGAACAAAAATATAGAAATTTCTTTCAGCAAGACCTGGAGCGGATACAACGTCAACTTGTCAACGGTGAAATAAGCCCTGACGAAGCCGAGTCGCAAAGAGAAGCGGTGTTTAGACGATGGTTGGCCGATGAAAAAAAGCGGAAAGCCAGCAGGGAGCGCGGCGCACGCTCCGAATCAGACCTTTCGCGCTCAATGGATGATTACGAAGTAGACACTCGTTTTGCTCAACAAATAAGACAAGGCAAACTTACTCGACGAAGAATGATTTTGTCTCAAACAGTTTTCGGATTGATGCAGAATCCAGGCGACATGTTTGGTAGTGGGGATGACCTCGACAGAAACTTGGCCAGACTCTCCAGAATGCAATTGGCACTTACGTTCGGCGAAAGACTTAGTAGCGACGACATGCAGTTTCTCTTTGGCTCAGTAAAAAACATCCTTATGCACCCTGACGTTGGCCGTGACGACAGGGCGACGTTCAGTTTGATGCTGGATGATTATATGAGAAATGTGCTTCGCGACATATTTGGCGGTACGGGTCAACGACCAGATGACGATGACGACGGTGGTCGTGGTGCGCGGTCTAGTTCGGGCCCCAATAATGACCTTGGCAACGACATTGATGACGCAATCATGATTATCGCCAAAGCGCGTAGGGGTGAACCAGTATCCGAAAAAGAGGCAACGCTGGTTGCTGCACAAATGGAACTGCTCATGGCCGCAGATGCAAAAGTTGAGATTGATGAAGATGAGCGTGTTATGTTGCTTGATTTGTACAAGCAATTTGAAGACATCATCAAGAAGGGGAGGGGTTCGGGCAAGTTTATAGTTCCCCCGATGGCCCCAAAAGACAGAGGTGCGCGCTCCGAGGAAACTGGTAGAGAAGGAAGCGGTTTGTCGCGATGGAACTGGGTTCCAAGAGACTATGTGCCAACAGATAGTGATATAGAAGATGCAATTACCTCCATCGTGAAACTTAAGGCTGGAGAAAAAATCACCAATAAAGAAGCAGCAATGGTGCTTCAAGTTTTGGACCAAATGAAGGGCCCAGACGCCCTCTTCCCACTTGATGAAGACCAGAGAGTTGAAATTCTCGACTTGATTAAGGCGATTCAAACTGACATGCGTGGTGCGCAAAGCAGGTCCACGCGTCGGGCAGTGGACGATTCTCTTTCTACAAGAATGTCAAAAGCAAATGTTTCTAGGGCCGCATCACCACGGGGTGCACGTAGCGCAAGTAGTGCGGCGAGAACGCCTGTTTCTGCTGGATTTGAAAATAGGCGGCTAAATTTCACTGAACTCGAAGGTCGCCTGGGAAGAGACGACATCGATGGCGACGGTCAGTACTTTGCTTCGCTATCCGATGAAGAAAAAGCCAAAGTTGAAGGTGCTTTGGGCAAGGCAAAAGAAGAGTTGACCACGAAACTGAAAGAAACATTTGAGGAATATTGGGAAGCACAGAGTCGTGGCGCCAAGAAACAAAGTATTCGAGCAGCCAGACAAAGGGCCAAGGGCAAGGGCGGACGCTACGCTCCAAGACCAGCAGACTCTGCAATAACCAGAGAGGATGTTGAAGAAATGACACTTCGCCTAATCGATGCAGTCAACGCTGGCAGTATGTCAATGTTTGAAAGAGACAAGGCGACTGGAGAATTAATTGTCGATGCTGACGGAAACCTCAAATTAAGGTCAGAATTTTTGAAAGTTCAAAAAATGCTCGACAATATGCTGACAATTTTGAACATGGAAGAGGATAAAGATTTCTCTCGGCTTGAACACCTTAGTGCGGAAGTAAAGAAGTTGGTCGCCAAGGAAGTTGGAAAACCAGATACAAATTTCACAAAAAATCCGTCAAGCGTCGCACAGGCAGGAGGCGGATACGACAAATTGTTGCCCAAAGACGTGGCATCAGACCAGGAACTTGGCAAAGGCGTAAAACTCGCCGCTGGTAAGAGAATTTTGCGCACCAACCCACGTCGCGAAGCACGGGCCCTAGCACGAAGTCGGCGATTGAACCGTGGCGCATTTAGGACTGGTCAAGTTATTGACCCGAAGTTGCAGGTAGCACAACGAAAACTGCGATTCCAGGCTTTGAAGCGAAAAATGATTGCCAGATTCACAAAGACAAAAGATGCAGATGCGCTATCGGGAGATTTGGCCGCCAGAAAGAAAGAACTTACGCCAATTGCAGTTGATAATAAGGGTATTGTGACGATAACTCCACAGTACATAAACATGTTGGCGATTTTGAGTGGCGACAAGACGGCGGCAAAAGAAAGAAAGAAACTTTCCCAAAGAGACTACGACAAACTTCTCTACGACTTGTGGGAAAACAGCGGATTCTCCGATGAGCCAATCTTGGTCGACGAAGACCAAATTAGAACGCTCATTGCTGCTGGGTGGCAACCAATCATTCGCGGAACTGGAGCCGAAACGGTCAACAGCGAAACTTACGTTGAACAGTTCTTGACCAGCCCTGGTCGTTTTATTCCTGGTCAGGGAGCAAGGGCCTATGGGGTGGGTGAATATTTCAGAATCGCTGGTACTACTGCGTGGGGCGGTTATGATGGCGGTCCTAACGATAGGCACTCAATTATTGGTCTCATACCGCCAAGTGCTGACATTGTTGATGCCAGTGAATTGAAGAGAGAAATTCAGGTAATGCGAAATCTAACCAATGCGATTATCGAACAAGAGAAAATTGTTGGTGGCCGCGAAGTCATTTCAAAAATGACACCAGGCGAATTTGCCGAAATGGCAAAGAAGGGACTTCCAGACCTAAGCAAAGAAACCTCAAGAAGCGGACAAATAATCAAGCAAATGATTGACAAACTTGAGGAATTGGACAAGCAACCAGACTCGCCCCAAAAGACAGAAGAGACACGAAAGATTATTGCGGCAATCAATTATCTTGACGACTTCACCAAGCAAAGCGCAAATAGCGACAGTAACATCGGTTATTTTGCACCGATTATCGGTGTGGACGGCATCGACACCAATTCTGGTAGCGGTACATCACCAGGTGTTATAGATTCGCCATTCCTGTTGCACAACAGGTCGATGTTGGTGGCGTTCCTGGCCCCAACAACAAGAAGCGAAGCCGACAGAATGACAAAGAAAGCGGACGGAAGCATAGTAGGAAACATCTGGAGGACTTGGAAGACGCGACCAGACCGTAGTCGGGAGGGCTCTGCTGGTGGGATGGTGCGGACCAGAAGAGGAAGGAGACGTAGGGGGACAGACGGCGACGGCGGTGCTGATGGTGATTCGTCAACACCAACACCACCTACTTCAGTCCCAGTATCGGCGACACCAAAGAGTGGAGTGACTGTTGATACTTGGAACGAGTCAAATCCACCAAGTGTTGGCTCAAACCCAGCAACAATGCTCACTGACCCGATGGGCACTAAGTATTACACCAAACTCAAGAAGGCTGGAGAATCACCAGCACAGGCTTTGGAACGCATGGAAACAGAAGTTCTCGCGGGCAAACTTTATGAACTTGCTGGTGTACCAGTTGCAGATTTGCAGATGGGTATTAGGGGTGGAGAGCCAGTGATGCTTTCCAGAATGATTCAATCATCAATGCCAAGTGGTCGTTCTGACAATGATGCAGCACGACAGAACTTTGTTGTCGATGCGTGGTTGGCAAACTGGGATGCACCACTAAACGACAATATTAAGATTGACAAAAATGGACGTGCGGTCCGTCTTGATGTCGGCGGTTCCCTTGACTACAGAGCGCAGGGCGCCAAAAAGGGCAGTGGTGGCACGATGGCTTTTGGCCCAAAGGTTGGGGAAATGACTTCTCTACAAAAACGTGGGAACGTCGATTTTACCAACATGGATAAAGCAGAACTCAAGCGGCAGGCACTAGGTCTTTCCGTAATTACTGATGACATGATTAGACAGCAGGTTTCAGCCATAGTCAGCGACCCAGCACGTGCCAAGATGCTTGCTGATACACTCATTGCTCGACGCGATGACATAGTCGCCAATTGGGGTAAGTAACATGGCCGCAAAACAAACAAAAGACGCTCAGGCGATTCTAATTGCCCAAGAAAAACGACATATGGAATTGATATCACTAATCGACTATCCGCCATTTTCGGAAATGGATGATGGCTCTACATCCCTGGACTACGATGGCGTCAATCCAAACTGGGGATTTCCCAGGGAAACAAAAATTGGCGCACAAATCATGGAAGCGATTGAGGGAACGCTCAAGAATATGGCCATAGAAGCCGAAAAGGTTGATGGCCTGTTCAACGTTGACACGTCGCTGCTTGGAAAGATGTGGAATGACGTTTACGCAGAGTTTAAGGATGAGATTGCTGAAGCACGGTTGTATCAAAAGCGCTATCCAGATGACCGCGTAGAGGCGCTGATTGCGGCTTATCAGAAAAAATAAGTTGGTGTCATGGCTGACGACAAATCAGATGTAAATACGCGAATGTTCGCCCTGCGCGCTGCGCAGTGGGTTGGCTGTTCTGGGGCTCATAAACATGATGGCAAGTGGATGCCGTGCGAAACGCACGAAGAATTGCTGAAACTTTCTGGTGAAGCCGAACCACGAAAGAAGACAGCCTACGAGCAAATAAAAGACCGACAAAAAATCAGAAAAATGAAAGGGAAAAAACAAAGAAAAAGGGGCTGGGAAAACCTTCGCGAAACAAAACCGCTGGGTGGATTCGCAACACTTGAGGGTGGTGGCATTGTTTCTGCACCAATAGGGACAACCATTTATTCGGGTGGCGTAAAGTCATTCATCCCAGGGGTTTCGCCACGAGACAACGACCCAGACGTTTTCACCGATATTGAATCGGCGCGAAAAAGAAGCAGGATGCTTGGCTGTATTGGTGTAAGACGTATGCCGTCTGCAACAGGCAGAACAGTCTGGATGCCGTGCACCAATAACACCGACTATTCGCGTGTTGCTGGAACGACATTTTTGGGGAGAAGAAACAGACAGGAAGCCGAAAGAAGAATGATTCGAACTGTTGTCCGACGCGAAATGCGTAATGAGGACAGGCGAAGAAAAATTAGAAATAAGTCGTTGTTTGAATTATTGCATGAATCAAAGGGAATCGGCAGGGCAATTGCTCGTGCGGCAACACCAAACACAATCGGACGAAAAATTAGACGCGCCATTGAAATCGCTGGAAACCTTAATCCACTTGAGCGTCGCGACCACGATAGAGACGGATTAATTTTTGACGGAACTTGGCGCGAAATGCCCGACCCAAACGCCGTCCAACGTGCAGCGCGCAGCGTAAGCAAGCGTAATGCTGGCAGGCCAGAGGAACCACCAGAGCCATGGGAATCACCAGTAAGAAATACTTGGTTCAAACCATCAAAAGTAAAAAAGGGCGGAACACTCAAAGCAGCAGAACTTCTCAATTACGACAGATTGCGTTTACGCAAAAATAGGGCCGAACAGGCACGGGTGCTTGGTGTTACGCAAGAAGTAATTGACAAAATGTATGAACCAGACGCATCAATAGACCCGATTGATGCCGACAAATTGACCATACAAGCGCTTGATTTACACCCAGCATTGATTTGGGGCGCAGCGTGGCTCGAACCAGACATCCGAGAGCGGATGAGGAACAGCAAGCCCAGTAAAAGACGAATGCGTGGTCCCAAGGCCCCCGATGATAGGGATAGACAAGTTTTGGATATGCGCTCAAGGGGCGCAACTCTCCAGGCAATAGCCGATGAACTTGGTGTGACAAAGCAGAGGGCGCAACAGATAGTCAAACGCGCGATTGAAAGAAATGAAAATGAAATAGACAATTCGCGTGGCGCCCGAAGCAAGACGGATGGCGGCTCTGGCATGATTCGACGAGACGAACAGGGAAGACCAATAAGACAGATAGACAGAAGAAGGGAAGCGTTAGAAAGAACTATTAAGAAACTCAAAGAAATAGGAATGACGGACGAAGAAATAAATCTGTTGATGACTGGCAATAAGGACACGCCAGTCGACGTCGAGACAAGAGACGTAGACCTTGCTTCCATTAGAAGAGCGGATGATGAAAAGAAGGCGTCGGAGCCGAAACCACTTGAAGTGATTGAGTCACTTGAAGTACCAACACCTGGAAATGTTGGAGGGCGGACACTGGAAATCATCGAGGGAACCGAAATGGAAGTCGACGACCCAGCCCCACCACTTCCAGAACCGCCGCAAAATAGGGGTGCTAGGTCAATGAGTCTTTCCGACCTTGAAAAAACACCGCCAGAAAATTGGCCAGAAAACTGGAAGAAGCACCTTATTGATTGGGGAAATTCAAAACCGTCTTTCAATGTCCCATACGGGATTGCGAAAAAATATAAAATGCAAGGCGCACTTTCGAGTGGTGACTGGAACAAACTTCTGTCGTTTTACAGAAGGTTCAGTCCAGAGGGGCGTGGGGCTCGTTCATCCAGTAGTGGTGAATACACCAATATTGGGGCGCGCAGAATGGCAAAAATCATTCTGGACCGTGTTGCCCAAAACAGACGGAACAAACCCCCAGGCAAGAGAACGCACTATCACGTTGTTGGCCCTGGCGGGATGGGTAAATCGACCCTTCGAGACCATCTTGTGAAAACAGGACAATTGCCATCAGAAACAGAAGCCGCAGTAATAGACCCAGATTTTATAAAGATGGGTATCGTCGGCTACAACGGTGGCTCTGGGTCGATGGCCGTGCACAGGGAATCAGCCCACTCAGCCACACACGCAGTAAATGACGCCGCAAAAGAGGGGATGGACATCGTTACTGAGGGCACTGGCTACAGATTGTTTGACTACAAGACGACAAGAGACAACTCCTACAAGAAGGTTGTTCATATTGCCTATACCCCATATGGCGTTGCCGAACAGCGAGTGCGAGCCAGAAACGCAAAGGGCGATAGACAACTGCCAGTTGAACAAATTCGAAACAAGGGCGGACAACTGTATGGTTGGCTTACCGACCACCTACAACGCGGGGAAATTCAAGATATGTACATTTGGGACACTGACGTACCACTTGGCGCCGCCCCAAGAGTTATTGCAAAAATTGTTGACGGAGTATTCATGGCAATCGATGAACCAAAATTTAAGTCGTGGTCAGAACAACATGGCGGTTTTCGTGGTGGGGACAAAAATCTTGCTTGGTTTCAAAGAAGATACCCGCGAAAATAACAACAATTATTTACGTAGATTGATTTACCAAATTAGTTACACCGTAGGGCCAGTATTTTCTGTATCTTAGATACCTAAGGGCTGGGTGCTTACCTGAGCCATGAAGCAACAGGTCCAAATACTCACAAGAAAGCAAGTGTAAACATGTCTAATCAAGACACCAGTAGATTGAATGAACTGCAGACAGCACTTCGTTCAAAGATGGCGGACAATAAGGCAATTGCCGATTCGTTCCGCGTCGAAGACGGCACCGTTGTCGTCTCTTCGGCACAAAAGAATGCGTTCGACAAGAACATGACCGACATTCGCGAAATCAAGTCGCTCATCAGCGGCCTTGAGGCAATGAGCGAAGTCGAGTCGTGGGGTGGCGCGCAGGCCAAGGAGTCGGTTGCCCAAGTGGCTGCCGCACAGACCCAGCAGTTCCCCCAGGTCGAGACGCGCAGCATCGGCGAAGCGTTCCTAGCGTCGCCAGAGTTCAAGTCGTTGCAGAATGGACGCGCGGGCGCCAACATGTCCGCTCCATTCCAGTACAACGGCACCATCCAAGTCAAGGACGTGTACACCACGCTCCCGACTGGCACTCTTGGCAACAACGCCAACGCAGTGTTCGGCACCGTCCAGCGTGACCCGATGATTGTCCCCGCGAAGCGCACCAAGAGAGTCCGTG